AGAAGAATCGTCACCGAGATCCACAGAAACATCAAGTGTTTGCGCTAACGCTTGAAGTGTGGCTCTTGGATCTACCTCAAGGGCAGATACGATTGCTTCCGCTTGCTGAAGCCTGTCACGTTCAGCGGAAATTTCCTGCGTTTTGCGGGTATAATCCGCTTGACGCTGGTATCCGTTTTGAAGTTCGTCCAAGCTGACCTGATAATCTTCTCCATCAATTTTGACAGAGTACAGTTCGCCAGGTTCTTGTGGAACTTCGGGTGCAGTATCAAGAGTGTCCTCTAGGACTGATTCTTCTACTGCTTCTTCTAAATCGGGCACACGCCCCTCCTTGAGTCCAAATGGTTGCTCACCCTAAGACTCGGGGTGTCCCACTTAGAGTGAAGGAAGTTCCATTCCCATCTGATTTTGAAGCTGCATTAGCAACTCAGGGGGCACTCCCCCTGTAGGAGCAAACGCGCCCTGTGGCGGGACCATCACACTAGGGTCCACAGGACCAGGTGTAGGAGGCAATGGCGGAGCCTCTTCAGGGGGCGTTTGGCCTTCCTCAGCAGCAGTACCTTGATCTGGTGCCTGCATCAAGAATTTCTCAGGATCTTTAATCCCGAAACCTGACTCAAGAACATGAACAGCTAACGCCTGTGGGTCTATAACAGTACCCACAAGTGGCCCTATAGCGTTCATCAGAGAAACAGCCTGCTGTTTGCGAATCGTGTCGTTCATTGGCTGTGTTGAACCTGCTTCAACAGAGAAATCATATTCCCCAATGATGTCTTCTCGACTATAATTAACGAATTGGTCCTCACCGCGGATCGTTACCCTAGCCATTTGCTCACCGGTCATGAACTGTTGCAGCAACTGGATAATACGGCGAGCAACCATCGCAGTTCCGATCTCAATGATCGCTAACTTGTCGGCTGCACGAGCATTCTGGGCATCAGCGATAATGCTTGCCTCGGTAGCCGTGCGTCGTATCTCGGGCATTGCCCCACGCGCATACTCGGAGATACCTGAAACCGTGTTTATGTCTTGTTCGATGATATCGGAGTAAGCATAGATTTCTGGGCTGATAGGAACTTGTGGCATTGGAACCACAACTTCGGAAAGAGGCTTATTTTCGTCCACTACAGGGACCATTCGCCCATCTTCTTCTGACTCTAACGCTTCACGGCCTTCAGGGCCAAAAGAACGCTCATGGTAGAGATACTTCCGAGCGTAACGTTTTCTGTCGTTCATTAACTGTGAACGAGTCTTGTCAAGTTCCAACTGGAGAGACTCAATCGACTCTAGATCCCCAATAGGGTAGAACTCCCCTGGCACATCATAGTTTCGGAGCATGGTAAATGGCTGTCCAGCAGCGTAAGGCATTGCTGTTGGGTCGACTAGAAATTCGTCAGCATTATCAGCATATATGGCAACAGTATTTGCCATAATGTCATAGAACTCCCAGATAACCACCTGATCTTCGAGAAATTCCCAGCGCTCATTTTCGCTAACAGCGTCAGGAGTGGTGCCATAAGTACCGTTAGCTACTAATCGTCGACGAGCAGATGGCTTATAACGTTTGTCAGCTTGCGAGTCAGCGAGTGGTCTGATTACTTTCTGAGCTAACCATCGAGCATCTTCAATACAGGTAGCCGAAGGATCTACAAACATATCAAACGGCGAAATCCGCTCTACAAAAGGCTGATCTTCGACAACTCGCATAACTGTTGACGGAATATTTGCTGCTACCTCTTCAGGAGAAGGTAAAGAACCGGCAAGATCAGGAGTTACAGTAGCAAAAGCGTCGACTTCAGAAAGTGCTGAACCAAACATTTGATCGCGTTCAAAGTCGTCAATGGCTTCTTCTTGTTCAACGAACTTCCACCCTGTTTTGATCCAACCATGACCGAAAATCAGGAAATCCTTTACCGCTCGTCTAAACGGCGTCCGAAAATCGTGGTGTTTCCAAAGATAATTAGTTACTGCTTCTACAAAAGCTGCACGATCACGGTTTTCGGGAGTTGTGGCCTGCACAACCACCTTAGGATAGTTCACAGCCACACTCGGTGCGATAACATTGACCGTCGAAAACGCTAAATTAACAGCAATCAGATCAGACTTTGTTGATGTTGTAGCAGGCCAATGTTTTCCTTTGTACAAGTCGATAAGACGACGCCACACCTCGTCGTACTGTTCTTGCTCACGCCACCGACGACATTTATCTATCTTCTCGACATATCCTTCTAACTTCTCATGCCGTGACTTTCGAGCCATATCAGAACTGGACTTTCTCTGGTAGCTTCTCTATATTGCGTCCACTTGAGGTAACCTCAGCAAAAACTTTTGCTTCACGTTCGCGCCTCGTTAATCCCTGCTCATCAGGGGGCAAAGTCGACTGGTATCCCTGACCGGTTGAAACCGTCACCGATTTCAACCGCAAGCGCCGCCTAAAAAGTTCGCGAAGCTCCATTATAGGAACTTGACCGCGCCGTTCAAGAACGTATTCAGCGAACTCTTCGAACGTGGCCCCGTCGTGTAGGACCGCCACAATCAGCCAGCGTCGTGTCCACCCAGCTTAGGCTGGGGCTTAGCAGGTTCTACCTTACCGGTAATACCGTGCTGGTTAAAGGGAGTGCTACGCACACTCGTTTGCCCATTATCGCCAGTTTGGTTAGCGTACTTAGGGCTCTCAAACCGTTCAGTGGGGCTTTGTCCGCCACCTGGACGCCAGATAGGATTATCCGAAACACTAGTTCCGCGCTCCATCTTCGCGTTCTTGCCCTTTGCCCCGTCGATAGTGCCGCCAGGGGTATGAGCGATATTTCTTCCCATGTAAACTCCAATAAGTCGACTACCCATGAGTCAGGGTGTCCCACGAATGGAATTATTTCCTATTCGAAAGGGATCTTTTTCCTCAAGACTACTCCCAGCCAAGCGAGCAAACCAATTGATAGTCCAATAATCATCATCTTTTTCAACATACTCAGGAGCATGAGCGTACTTTCTCATCTGGTTAGCTAAAGCCAACGCCATTACACGGTCATCAAACGGAGAACCAGACATACCACCGCGCTCATTACGAACGAACGTTCGCAATTCTGCCACAGTGTGCTTGTCGTAAAGAGTAAGTTCACTATTTCGCAAAGCCGACCCCAACTCATCAATCATCAAAGGTTTAGAAGTTCGAGTAGTCTTCCACCCATATTCTTGACCGATCCTATTGTTCACCTGGTTTAACGCTCGACGACGGAATAACTTCGGGTACCCCAGATGCCGTAACTCGGTGATCGTCGTCAAACCATGGTTATTGGACTCCACACAACACAACGCATCCAAAAAATAAAGCCCCACAGAGTGAACTTCCTCCGCAAGCTCATCAGGCGCAATATGTCCATGCCAAATAGCAGCCTGCTCGCCCGTATTAATATTTAAAACCTGGATCACACTATAATCGCCGTGCTTCAGACCCTCAGCCGTATCAACACCCATTACATAAGCATTCCGTGACTGTGGTTCATCAAAAACAGTGAAAGTCATCGCCGAAACTCCACATGGTTACCCTTACGCCACATATACCCCTGAACTCCCCTTTTAAAATACTTCGTCATCTCATCCAACACATCAAGATCAAAAACAGGATTACCCGACCTAATGAACGCCTCTTCAGGCGTTGTCGGATACTCCTGTGCAAGCTGCCACGGCAGCATCGACTCGACCTTCTCCTGATACCAGGAATCACCACGGTCCTCAGTAGCTGACCACGGAAAAAACATTGGACTGAACTTGTTCGCCCCTGTCGTAGCCCCTACCCAAAGATTATGAAAAAAGTTGCCTGAACCATTCGCTGTACTCAAACCAACGATACGGCCACCCACATCGGCGACAGGTTCAATAGAAGCCCACGCCTCCTCAGGGTTCGGCAGGAACGCCCACTCATCGACAACGACCAATGTAGCCGACTCGCCACGGGCAGGATCAGACGCCGACGGCATCGAAGTAATCTGGCTTCCATTATCGAAACCCATACGCTGCTGATGCTCGACAATAGATTTAGGACCACGCTCCGTCATCCACTGAGGCAAATGCTGGAACCCGTACTTCGTTTTGCGGAGCAGTAAAACCGCTTCACGTTCTGTTCTAGAAAGATCAATAACGTTCTGGTCGTCCTTAAAGAAAGCCAACCAGAACTGGTGAGCAGCCACCAGCGTAGTCCACCCAATCTGGCGCGCCTTCAACGTCAACGAATACCGTTCAGCTTTCCATTCCTTCAACGCTAAACGTTGAGCCTTACGGAGCTTAAACAGAATGCGACCATGCGCGGGGTGAGCAATGGACCAGTAGTTCTCTAAGAAGTAGACTTCATCACGGCGACATTTACGCCATTCCACCTCAAGTTTAAGTTCATCGAGTCGAGACATGCTTACCAACCACTACTGGTACGTCCCAGAGGCGCTAACCCAACAGCAGTGCGACGACATCCAACACGCCGCCTCAAACGTTGAACAAGTAGAGGGATTCCACTTCGGACATGACGAAAACCATCGAACCTCACAGATCTCCTGGCTCTACGACCGGCACGCAACTGATCTAATCGCTGCACAGATACGTCAAGCCAACATAGAAGCAGGATGGCGATATGACCTACAGGCCGCAGAAACCGTCCAATACACTCGGTACCAGCCTCAAGGATACTACCGGTGGCACATCGACGGAAACCAAGACCACCACGCCGCCCGCAAATTCCTTGCAAACGTTTCGCAACCAATCCCATTAAACGTCACACCCTTCCCCGAATTTCAGGGACTCGTCCGAAAACTCTCGGGAACAGTCAACCTATCACACCCAGAAGACTACGAAGGCGGCCAACTACAGATCCGCTGCTACGACCGGCTCCACATCTTCAACGACTCCCCCCGAGGATCAATGGTCATTTTCCCAAGCTTCATGGAACACCAAGTAACTGCTGTCACCAGCGGAGAACGACACGCCGCAGTCATGTGGTACAACGGATACCCACTCCGCTAGCAACCTAAATCTTTCCGCAACCGCTCCCACACAGACCACTGCGCTTCAGTCCACGTATGATCCATAGCGCTATACAACTGCGAACACTGCGACCCCCAACCACCAACAGGAGACTCATCCACAGACTCATCCACCCCAAAAGGCCACCACATCAGCACACCACCAATCGCCACCGCCAACGCCACTGCAGCCGCAGTAATAGCCTTAACAATTTTCTTGATAGCCTCAGACCAAATATCGGCTTTTTCAGCCACATCCTCTATCGACAACACGCCCCCCTACTGGCACGAATCACACACCTCAGGTGACTCCACACCACACTCCAATGGCGTATCGTCCCGAAACGGATCAACACCACGCTCCCCCATCAACTCAGGATGCTCCTCAAAAACCTCCAACAACGTCTTCGGATTCCCCAACTCACTCACTGGAATCCCGAAGACCATCCAAAAGCTCTTCAAGCTCACTAATCAAAGCACCATCAGTCAACGACGAAGCCTCAGTCTCATCAACCACCAAAGCCCGCTTCGGAGTAAACTTATCAATATACTGCAAATACAAAGACGCAGCCTTCACATCCCCATGGGCAGCCTCACGATAGATCGCATCAATCACCGTCTGCACACGCTCAACATGAACATTCATCTCAGCAGCACGAGCCTCCCACTCCCGCCTAAACCGTGGGTCACGCTTCCACCGCCGCAAAGAATCCTCATGCACCTCATTCAAAGCAGCCCACTCCCTCTGAGTCTTAGGTGACCTATCAGGACCCAACAACAACCACTCCAAACAATTCCTCCACAACTCAGGCATCACCTGCACACCAGTATCAGGGTCAGTAGACCAACCCTTACCGCCACCATTCTGAGGCATCCAAAACTCCAATCTTCACAAACCAACCTACTCTGTCCCAACAAAAATAATCAAATAATCTGGGACAGAGCCCCTACAATAGATAGCAGCTAGCGCGAGCAGGTGGCCTACGGCCACAGAACCACAAGCCAAGCAGCAGAAAAGCAATTAAGGCGCACTGTCTCTCCTTATCTATACATATGTGCGTGCGCGCCCCCCCACCCCCAGGGGGGTACCCGTCCTGCATGTGATGGAGCCGCTTCGCCGTAGCGTCGCAAATCGCTTACCGTCCAACGCCCAGTTCGTTAATTATGTGAAGAGGAGCCAAGCGCCGGGCGGCATACGTACGGTCCGCACGCGGCGCACGCCTAGGCCTGCCCGCGCACTCGCACACCCCCGCAATCTATGAAAGGGGCCGTAAAAAGCGGTCAGCCGTTGTTTACTGTAAACAGATCAGCCGATACTCTCAGCGGGGACGCAATCTTTGCTTGGAGGCTATGAGATGGAATGGTTCGCTTTGTTCTTGACAGTTGGTGGGCTGTGTTTGTTTGCGCTTGGTTACTTGCGTGAGGTCAGTCGTCAGCATAAGTGGAAGAAAGGGCGAGAGGATCAGCGTCGTAGGGATCTCTATAGGACTGCGGAGGCTATCGCTCGTAAGAGGATCGAAGACCAGTGAAGAATTTGTCTAGAAGTCTTGAGGATCGAGGGCCGTTTAGTGTTCAGCCGTTCGAGTCTGGTTCACTGTCTAAAGTTCGGGCGCTTGCGGTTTGGAATAGGCGTAGGGTTCGGTTTGGTTTGAAGCCTGCCCGTGATTGGTGCTCGGCTCCGCTTTTGACGACTGAGAATCACAAGCTAGCGAAGAACGAGCTAGCGAGTGCTGGTCTGTCGTTGGCTCCTGCCGAGTCGTCGGGGTTTGTTAATGCTTGTGGTTGGTCGACGCCTGGCTGTCGTCCTCCGCACTGTCTGGCGTCGTCTGGGCATAATGGGCATGATCGAAACGCTCGGGTCAGGGCCGCTCGTACTGCGTTCTTGTTTGAGTGTCCTGCCACATTTTGGCGTGTTGTTGGTATGGAGCTTAAGCGCCTGGTCGATAAGCATGGGAGTGTGGTATTCCGTGGAAATTTGCTGTCAGATATTCGTTTTGAGTTTGTTGCCCCTGGTTTGGCAGATATTGAGGGTTTAATTCTTATGGATTACACGAAAGCGCCGGTGCGTGTGCGTAGGCGTGCGTTGGAGCTTGGTTGGTCCTTGACTTATTCGGTTAGCGAGAGGACCACACAGGCGCAGCTAGAGCGTGCTCTGGTTGAGGTTCCTGTGGCTGTGGTCTCGCGGCGTGTTCCTCCTGGAGCTATAGACGGTGATTTGAGTGATGAGCGGTACCTACAGAGCGCCGGTGATTTGGTGGTGTTGTCTCCGAAAGGGTCGATGCCTGTCAGTGGTGGAATTGTTAGGGACGACTTAACCGCTTGAGTTTGTCCCTAGACGCGAAAGAACCCCGCTCTCCTTAGGCGGGGTTCTTTCTTTGTTGGTTGGGGGGCTATTCGTTGTTGGTGCATCCTTGACAGAGACCGGCGGGTGTTGTTAGGCGCTCGATTCTGTCTAGGCCTAGCGCTGTGATGATGTCCGCTGGTGTGTCCACTGGTGCGGGTCGCTCCCAGATGGAGTGGCAGTGTGGGCAGCGTTCCTGAATTGTGATGGTCATGCGGTGTTGCCTGTCATGATCCTGTCGAGGTCATCGAAGGAAAGTAGGTCACGGTCGATGGGCCACTCTTCCAGTGTGTAGTGATCTAGGCCGTATTTCTCCTGGGCTAGGTGGTTGACCCAATCCAGAAAGGCTTCGTCTTCTCCACATGGGGAGCATATGTAGGCATCTTTGACATGCCGTGAGAGAGCGTTTATCGCTTCCTCGCTGGCTAGTTGGTTGTTGTTGCATCGTGGGCAGGGGTTCATTCGGGGGCGCCTTCCAATGCTGCGAACAGTGCCGATACCTCAGCGTGGCGTTTCTCGTCTGCGATGTCATTGTCGTAGGCGTTGCGGTTGTTTTCGGTGGCTCGCTTAGTGGCCTCTTCAAACATTGCGGTACCTAGTTGGCTGCCAGCTACTCGACCACCGAAGGACACCGCCTTCAATACGATGGCGAGGACCTCCTGGAGTTCGTCCACTTTCTTTTCTAGTTCGGTGATTCGGCCAGGGTCCGATGCTGGATTGTTGAGAAACCATTTGGTCAGTGTTTGCCATGGTCCCTCCAGGTCGTCGTTCTCGTCGATGAAGACGAGACCACGGTAGATAGCTTCGGTGAGCGAGTTACCGGCGCTGCATCCGTTCCCTGGTGCGTACTCCTCAAGTAGGGCGATGACTTCGCGGTGCTTGTTTTCGTTCCACCATTCAGTGACGGCGCTCTCACTGCCACTATCACCTTCGAGTTCTTCGACACGGCTTGCGATGTCGTCTACTCGTGAATGGTCCCAGATAGCCTGGTCTGCTATCTCTTGGACTCTGTCCTCGTCGCAAAAGTCGATTCGGTCGGTGACTGTTTCGGCTAGCTGGTCGGCGTTTTCTCTTATCGACTCGTAGGTCAATTCGCCTTTGGGTATTCGTTCGGCGATTATTTCGGCAACGGTCTCGGCGTTGTCTCGCATGAGATCGACAAACTTGTCTCTGTCCATCCCTGGAATTGTTATTCGGTCGGCGATGGCGTCGAAGTGTGATTCTTCCACTTCGAGGTACGTGTCGCCGAGCTTTACTTCTATTTGCATTGCGGCCTCCCATGGTCGCTGGTTTTGTTAGTCCCTATTGAACCACAGAGTAGGGACACAGACCAGTATTTCTTTGTGTGGCTGGCGGTCTCACTGTGGGCGTTTTCGAGTTGCATACAAATAGTGTCCCACCGCGGCGAGTGAGATTTAGGCCAGGCGCGAGTCGACCCCCCAGACCTACTAGCGGCGGGCTTTTGCGAGTACGCCTTGGTGTGGGGGGCCGGTCGTCTGCCGTTGGGCAGCAGATATGTGGGGGAGGGCTATGCGGTGAGCCGCACCCTATCGGGGTTCAGTGTGCTGCTGCAACCTGAACCGAACGCTGGAGACCAGACCGCACTTTCGTGTCGTCTGATGTCCTCGTAGATGCCGCACTCGTAGTTGCCTGGCCGGTCACCTATGAGGTGGGCGCATTGGTGGGCGGCTGGGTCCCACGTTCCGAACGGGCATACACCCTGCTTGCAGCAGAACCCTGACCGCACACAATCGCTCATACTTCCACCGTCAGTAGTTGGGCTGCCTTTGCTGTGAGGGGCATTTGACCGAACACTAGTTGGTCTACATGTTTTCCTTCAGTGGAGCGCCCTTTACCTTTCTGTACGTGCTGCTCGTAGCCTTGAATTGCCATCAACGCTCCCCACTTAGTTTCGCGGATGAAGCCGTCGAGGTCTTCGCCACGGTACCTGGCGGTGATCGCCTTGAAACGGTTATCCCACTGCGACACTACCTTGGCGTTGTCCTCGTTTTCTTCGGGCCGTTCAGGTAGCAAGTCCTTGGTCATGTCCATGAACTGCCCCTCGGTGTAGCTCGTGTCGATCCATCGTTCTACTTCTTTGTTGATTTCTTGTTGGAGTTCGAGATTGGCGTAGAAGGTTCCGATAGCAGCGTCCAAATATTCTTTGGCATTGCGAGTGTGACGGATAGTCCAGGTCGCTGTGGAGTTGTTCAGAATGTAGGCGGCGAACGTGTTCGCACACACTACGACTCCGAGCGTGGGGCGGGCCGACAGTGACACTGATGAGTCTTGAGCATCTGCGAGCGTGAAGTATCGGTTTATCTTCGAGTAGTTCATAATGTCGATTGGTTCACCCACTTGC